CCACCTCGTAGATCCATTTCTTTACCGCCAAGATCCATTATACCACCATCTTTCATTTTTACAACACCACCATCTTTTAATCCTAATAAGGCAAATGTCTCTGCAATTACGTCTTCAGAGTGATTACCTGCAATCATAGCAGCTCTAATTGCTGCTCTTCTAGCATCGTCAGAGGCTGTCTGTGCTTGTCCTGTTTCTAACTCATAGGCTGCTAAATCATCTTCATATTGTTTTAAAGCTCTTCTAGCTGTGGCCATAGCAGAATCTACTGATCCTTGTGTGACTACAGGGAATGATGCTTTAGTTAAATCCATTATACCTTCAGGTTTTACTCCACCTGGTCTTAATACACTTCCTGTTTTTTGTAATCCTTCAGACACACCAGCTAATCCCTCTAATCCTGATTTAACAATACCCGTATCCATACCCGCAGCTTTATCTGCAAAAAATTTTGATGCACTAGGGCTTGTGCTAATAGTTTCTCCAGCGGGTCCTACAACAGTTCTACCTGGTGCAGTTAATGCACCTGTACCTGCCGCTAACAGTGCAGACAATCCAGAAAAATCACCTTCACTACCTTCTTGAGCTAATTGTGCTAATAAATTACTACCACCTGCCAGAGCTGCTCTTCCCGCCATAGTACCAAATATTCCTGCAGTTGGTGCTAAAAAAGGCACTGCCGCAGCTGCATAAGGTAAAAAAGGTTTAATTTCATTAGGTATAACTTTATCTAATACCTTTGCTATTGGTTTGGTAATTTTTTTAAAAAATCTTTTAAGTCCCATAATTCACTAATTTACTTGTTTTTCTCTTAATAATCAATCGCTGATATTAAAGCCAGCGCCTATCTTTATCTCTTCTACAGTCACATTTACGTCTCTCCTAATATGCTCAGATTTAGTCTCTGTATTAGGATTTTGCACATCTGCCATAGCTTCCGCGTCGGACATATACTCTTTTCCTGTAACTGTATTAGTTAATGTAACCTCTGTCTTAGGTGTAATTACTGGTACTCTTTTACCATTGATTGTCTCATACCTAACTGAGGCTTCTGTTTCTATAAACGGCATTATCTATCCTCCCTGTTAATTTCTAATACTGATGCAATTACATCTACATTACCACTACTTGCTTGCACTTTTAATATCTCACTTTCCATCATAATTAAAGGCTCACTTAAAACTTGTTCTTTTTCATTAGCAGATAAACTAACTTGATTGTCTACCACAAAAATATTAGAGCTGGCATCAACTAAAGTAACCTTAATCACAGCTGAACCTGCTGCATCCTCTGCTGCTAAAATAGATTTAACAATAGCACGAGAATTATTTGGTACTGTGTATAAAGTTGTTAAATCTGTATTTGTTAAACTTTTCTTTTCGTTTTTGTATATATTTGCCATTATCCTAATCCTAACCAAGTAAATCTTTCTTGGTCTTCTTTTAATTGTGTTAAGTATGTAGAGTTTAATTGTTCTATAATTGTAGACAATGCTCTGTTAATTTGTCTTTGGTTATCTTCACTATATTCTTTTTTAGGTTCTGGTAATCTTACTACTACTTTTGCCATTACCCTCTCCTTCCATCAGGTTGTAAATCAACTTGAAATGTACCAAACCGCCATGATTCACCTACACCAGTATTTTCTATTTTTATATTTGCATATCGTCCTCTTGCACGCGTATCAACTTTAGTTGTGCTAGATGTAATTGTAAAAGGACTTAATGATGTTTGAGTATCACTATCAGCAGGAAAATCTTTTATTGCTAATGTAATTTGATTATTACCAGTTAAAACTTTAAAGTTTGGTAAAAATCTTCTCATGGCTAAAAATATTTCACTCTGATCTTTTTGTAAAGAAAAACTAAATGATTTAATAAAAGACGTTAAAGTGGTAACACTACCATCAGGATTAACTTGATCTGTTCCTATCTCATGTTCAAAAAATACAGTTTGACCTAAACCTGTTTCACCAATAATTGATGGAAATGTTCCCGTGTTAGAACTATTGTAAGCTGTCGCATATGGTTTAGGATATACTAATGAATCAATCCAACTTGTTCTAATTGAATTTGTGTTTGTGCCTGTATACCAGTTACCCATGGGTAATCTTGCATTGTCTTGACCATAGTTATAAACAACATATCTATCATTAAAATCTGAACTTTGAGTTGGATACCACCAAATTACTTCTGTAAATAGATTATTAATACCTGCATTTATTTGTTGACCTTTTGTAGTATTACAATCATCATAGACATAATCTTCAACACTACATGGTAAAGTATTAACTGTACCATCAAAAGAAAAGAATCCATTGTTACCCATCCAATAGGCAACACCATCAATTTCTATTGCTGCATTTTTACCAATCAATCCGCAGTTCGTGCCCACTTGTTCAAAACCAAACGTAAATGGAGCTCCAACAAATTTCATTGTATACAATGCATTGTCAGTCCAAATTAAGATATTTTCTTTTGCAACCAAACCACCCATGATTTTTGTACCATCTTGTAATCTTTGTGTGCCTGCAGTGTTAGTTGCTTGTGGTGTATATTTATTTATATTTTCATCTTCAGAAAATCTTATAAACATGTCATCTTGTGTATCAGGACTTCCAATAGTTGTTTCTGTTCCAAGATGAATTAAGTGTCTTGTTGTTGGTGATATAAGTGTAACTCTAGTAGCTGTGGGATTACCACTATCTGTTGCAGCATCTATTCTTGTTTCAAAACCAGATGTTACCATAGAAGCTCTTGTTGTAAGTCTTGCTGTAATACCAGCGTTCCAAGTAAAAGTTTTACCATTTGCAATGGTTGCAACTAATACCTCACCAAAATTACTTAATGACCAAAGTCCTGGTTCTAATGTTACTGATGATGCTTCAACTGCACTACCAAATCCTGAAAAGTTTGTAGCGTTAGTAACTACAGCGCCATCGCTGTGAGCCTGTCCGTTTGATGTGCCAAAGGTTGCTGTTCCTGCTGCACCTCTGGTTATACCTGTTAATTCAACTCCTGCAACTCCAGTGTATGTTATTAATTCATTACCAACTGCTATTGTTCCTGCTGTTGGAAAACCTGTTGTAGATGTTAATCTAATTTGAGTTGCTGATCCATTGTTACCAGCTGTGTCCGCGGCCAACGCTCCATCTAAATCATTTTGTAAAGCACCGGTAATTGTGCCACCATAGTTTCCAATACCAAAACCATAACCATACGATTGTGCTGCAGGTCCAACAGGTTGATAAACTTTAACAGTCATACTACCACCTGTTGATATAACTGCAGATGCTTGGTTTAAAGAGTTAATTGTAAATGTTGTAGGAGTTGGAATTGTTAATACTTGAAATAATTTATCTTCAAAATCACTTGCATTTAATCCCGTGCCACTTGGTAAAGTAACAGATGATAATTCTATAATATCTCCTACAGATAAATCGTGATCTGTGCTGGTTGTAATTGTACAAGTTTTAACTGATGTGCTATTTGTTGCTAATGTTGAACTTGTAAAAGAATCTACAACTCCTGC